GAGAAAAGGAACGGTAGTGTTTTTTTACCAACTAATTTTTTAGGTTTTTGAACCCAAAACGTTCCAGTACCCTTTTTCAAATCAACTTGTTTCACTTTACCTTCTATGTTGTTATTACCGGTTGCTTCCAGATATGACGAGAAAAGGTCGATTGTCTGTTGATTCATTATAATTATGTTAGATTTAATTTATTAAATTAAAATAGGGTGATTTTAGACATTGTGTAGCAGAAAATCTTTTCAGATGGTCATATTCTAACATTTTATGTAATAAACCGATTAGATATAATTGTTGAGTATTAGTGAAACTGGTAAAAAGAGTGGTGGCTCGAATATATTTCACAAATCCGAATTCGTAACTAAGAGTACTCATTAGAACTTTTAACATTGGTATAGTTTTGGAATAGAATAATGGCTTGAATACGATGAGTTCATATATAATACAACCGAGACTCCAAATATCGATTTTTCCACTAAATTCTTCTTCATAAAGTAGTTCTGGAGCACGGTAAAAACGAGAGACAATATAGAAGTTTGTCTTTAAATTTGAACCATGAATTATACTCGCTCCAAAATCAATAATTTTAATCGTCATATATTCGAGACTGGTTATCATTATATTCTCTGGTTTTAGATCGGCATGAATAATAAAAATAGAATGTATAAATTCTACACCTTCTAACATTTGCTTCGTGAATTTGCATAGAACTTGATTATTGATTTTTTCTGTATGTTGTTTATAAAATGTATAGAGATTACAAAATAAAGGTTCAAATAGAAGACAACTATTCGTCTTATACGTTTGTGTTCCAAAATATTGAACAATATTTTTGTGTTTAATATTTTTCAAAATATTCAGAATTTTAATTTCTCGATGAACGAATTTAACATAATGCGGAAGAATAATTTTTAGGGCATAGAGTTTCTCTGTAGCCACGTCCTTGACGAGATGGACCTTCGAAAACCCTCCACGACCAACTGTACATAGAGTAGAGAGATCCATTTAATTAATCTAGTTCTTAAGGTTTAAATACCATTAAAAAATTGATAAAAAAATTAACCAATGAGATAATTAATCACAGCCAACACCTATCTTTCCACAACAGTTCGAATCAGTTTCAAACAACGCCAGAACTTTACAAGCATGTCGATGAATAACTTCTACGATCCACCGAGTAATCCTGAGGACTTCAGTCTATACTATACGGACCGACAAAGTTCTATTGATATTCCGAACAAATTTGTCAAAGAAATTTGTGGTAAAAACAACTCGAACTTGAGGCGTCTGGAACAACAATATAACGTGAGTATTTCGCTCATTAATATTTGGACACCACCAGTCGTCGAATTCCTCTTTACACATAATGAGTGGCTGAAACGTTCGGATCCCAATAACAAGATGGCACTCTGTATGAATGAAGTTCGTGGTATTCTAATCGATGCTAAATTACAATTCGCACAAAATACAACCTATGGATGTAAGAGTTGTCTCACGAATGTTGGAACACCCTCACTTTTTACGAACAACTGTTCAATTTGTGAGAAAAAGCGTGGTTGCAATGACTGTAAGAATGAAGATGGTACCTATGACAATCTGTGTGAATTTTGTGGTCGTGAGAATTGTTGTCCTACATGTCTTCAAATTGATGGAACTGTGTTGGCTAAGTGTGAATGTTGTAATCGTAAATAAATAGAGAAATAAATTCTGTAAAGATAAATGTATATTTTTTTTGATTATTAGTTCTAATAATTATTAGAATAATATATTCTATAATAGTAATGAAACAAGCGATTACCTTATGTTTATTATTTTTAATTGGGTGTTTTATATATAAAATTCAGTCGCATCAGGTTAAGAGTTCAAGTAAGATTACAACAGCAACCGTAGAAATAATGAATTCGTTTGTAGGAGATGTATCGGTGAATTCCGAACTAGATCAGGTCGTAGTCGAACCAGAGATGGAGACATTCCCAGTCAGGATCTCCGATGTAAATAACTGTAAGGATTGTAACAAAGAGGTAATAACGAATATATCGATGAAATATATTTTCGATTTATTAACCCCAGAGGATTTTAAGGAGATTAAGAAAATGTTAAACCAGTCGTATGAGACACTCACTAAGGTCGAATTATTCGATTTAATGAAAATCGATGTTGAATTTTTTATGGGCTCTTTGGAAATTAATATAGACTTTAAAGATGAGAAATTTAAGAGGATTATAGATAGTAAACAATTGAGAAGTGATAAAGTAGGAGAAGCGATCTATAACCGATTACATCAGGTTCGAGCTTCAAAAAAAATTAAACAAAATTTGGAACATAATAGAATCAATCTAATATGGGAAAATGACTATGATGAAGAGTTCGACCCGTATCAAAAGATTATTCATGATGATACAAGTAATGAAGTAAAAATAGTAGATAAGGCGCCTAAAGAGTATAATGATGAATTTGAACCGACTAGATTAAGATGATTAGACAATCATATCCTCGATCTTCCAGTATTCTTTTTTCGTATTCAGATCCCGTTCGATAATGAATGGAGTTTTATGTTTATCTAATTCTAATTCTGCAATTTCGACAACACTCGTCATATATTTTGGTGTGTCAATGAAAGGTTGAGCGCCCATACTCAGTTGTGTAGCACGAATACCAACAATAGCAGTCCTTTCATATTTAGAGAGTTTGTTGGTAGTAATGTTCGACTTTTTAAGAACATGATAATTTTTAAGAAAGTCGTTGTTATCAACAAAGTTGGGTTCGGTAATGATATTAGAAGACATATTAATTTATAATAAAAAATATTTATAAATCAATTTTATAAAATAATGAGAATTACCAAACATTCGGTTCGATTTTATGTTTATGACAATCGAGACACATATAAATATATTTCATATTGGTTTCATCATAATTAATATAAATAATATTCGGAGTTTTTGAAGGACATTTTTCATTCGGACACTTAATACCTACCGTTTTGGGTAGAGAGGGATCATGATGCGTATATTGATTAATAATGGATTCCTTTTTAATACTATCAGTATTAAAATTGACAGAATAGACACTATTTTCTTTAGGTTTAATTGTCTCATCAGTATTACCACAACATCTACAATAATAGATGAGTTTTTCGGTTGATTCTACAACACCAGTGCCTTCGAGTTCTTTTTCTTCATTAACGATTTTATAGTAAAGCATGTTGTCGCAATTTTCACAGAACTGCATGTTTGTATAAAGGTATATAATATAAAATATACTTTAAATTTCAATTTTATTATAATTCGTCTTTTTTTATTTTTTTAATTTCCATCTTTTTTTATTGGTCTTTGTTAGACTAACAATATATAATTGATTATCATTTTCTGAGATTTGTTCATAGCCGATCTCAAACAAAATGGATTTTTGGTTTGGTGCTTTACGAGTGGATTTTTTAATTAGTGGTACAATAGTATAGTATTTATCGAGACAACTTTTATAATTAACTTTACTAAAAAGACTATAAATTTGAGAGCGAATTATAGAATTATCTATAGATTTAATTGATTCAATATATTCCAAAAAGAAATCTTTATTTTGTATGAAGAGATTGGTCATAATAGTTTTAAACCCCAAAAATTTCTCAGGAGTGTTTAAAATATTTTGTAGAACAGCAATAACTAAATTATTATATCGAAGAAGTTCATTATAGTTTTTAGCTCGAGCATCCCCCAAGGTGATTGAATCCCAACCAGGTTCGTTTTGTATAGGATTGTCATTTAGTAGTGATTGTAAAGAAAGTAAAATGGAATTCAAGGAACAGGCACAAGTCCAACCAGGACCATCCCATGTATTCAGAAGAGAGACACAGACTTTCCCATTAGTGTATAAATTGGGATTAAATCGAATATTATTACCTTGAGTGCAAAAATTTACTTTAGGTGGACTAAATGGATAGTCTGGTGGAAAGGTTAATTCAAATAAATAATAACCTTTCTCATATGGAGTGTCGTTATTTCCTATAATTAAAATTTTGACATTAAAAATATTTTGGTCACTAAATTCACAAAAGATCCCATTTTCCTTTAGGTCACTGTTCGTATAGTTCTTAATATCCTTACAAATTCGTTTAGTAGTATTCATTCATAGACATAGATATATTGTATTTAAATAAAAATTTGATTTTTATTAATTATAAAAATGTTTATTAAATATAAAATGAGTTCTCCAAAAATCGCCAAACCTCTTGTCCAAACTCTGAAATCGTTTCTGAATAAACATAAGAGAAATGATAAACCAGAGTTTACCCATACGATTATTCCGAATCATCCAATTCATTATGGTGGGTCATATACCATCCCAGATGATAAATATTCGGATTTTTTAGACATTTATCATAAAGAGGTCTTCGACCAAAAAAAGGAGGCTTATCTTACAGAAAAACACAAAGAATATTCTCCAGTTTTGATCGATTTAGATTTTAGATTTAAACTCGAAAATAGCGAACGACAATATGATAACGAATTTATCTTAGAATATATGAAATGTTATATGGAAGAAGCGAGGGAATTATTGAATGTCAAGGGTCATTTTGAAATCTTTGTCTTGGAAAAAACGAAACCCAAAGTCGTCACAGACAAAAAGGTTGTAAAAGATGGGATTCATATATTGATTCCGAAGATGATTACTCTTCCTATGATTCAATATATTCTTCGATATAGGATGCTAAATAATAGTAAAGTGATTGAGATCTTGGATAAGCTTGGAATTATCAATCCGATAGAGGATGTGATTGATATTTGTGTGATTGAAAAAAATAATTGGCAGATGTATGGTAGCCGCAAACCGAATTGTGAAGCCTATCAACTTACACAAATTTACGAATCATTTAACAATAATTTTAAGACGATTGATGTTAACAAATATAATCATCGACAACTCTTGGATCTAATGAGTATTCGAAATAAACCCAAAAAGGACATCATCTTGATTAAAGACGAAAAACTTGAATCGATTACCAAAAGTTATAATGAAATTCCACAAACTCAGCGTATTAAGAAACAACAGCGACCTGTTATTCGGAATAAAAAAAAGAAAAGTCCATCTAGGATTAATACGAATTTTAATGAAAATCTTGATAAAATTAAAAAGATTATCGATATTCTATCAATCAACCGAGCCGAAAATTTTAATGATTGGCAGAATCTTGGTTGGTGTTTGCATAATATCGATGATCGACTCCTTCCAATTTGGATTGCTTTCAGTAAAAAATCTTCGAAGTTTAAGGATGGAGAATGTGAACAAACCTGGGCTTATATGGATAATCAAGGACTTGGTCTAGGAACCCTTTATATGTGGGCGAAGGAAGATAATCCAGAAAAATATGCTGAAATTACTAAAAATGATCTTAGGAAATATCTGTTTC